AATGTCTCCTACTGTCATCATGGCGACTCGGGCTAACTACAATCGCTACTACGCATTGTTGCAGCCACAACAAAGATTCATGGATGCCAAAACAGCTAAGGGTGGATTTCAGTCACTTATGTTCAATGGCACGCCATTAATCGCGGGCAGCAAAGTAACTGCTAACCATTTGTACTTCCTTAACGAAGAGTTTCTGCATCTCTACTATCATCCTAAAGAGGATTTTAGAATGGAGCCATTCCAGAAGCCCGTTAACCAGAACGTACAAATTGCGAAAGTGTACTGGGCTGGGAACCTTGGAACCTCTAACGCAAGAATGCAGGGCAAGCTCTCTGCAGTCACGGCATAAGAAAGGGGCGACAAATGGGCGTATTTTCAGAACCGTCGGCGTATTTTGAGAGTGTATCTCAGGTTACGTCGACAAATAGTGTTGAAGTCGGTACTCGACGCCGTAGTGGAGATGAGGAGTATGTTTACGTTTATAACGCAGGTAACTCCGAACTACCTCCTACCTACGCAGCCGTAGTATCAGCGGTAAGTGGTTACTCGGTAACTATCAGCTCTATCACTTCTGTAGATTTTGCGGTTGGTGTTTGTAAGCACGCCACACTAACTACAGGTCAATATGGTTGGTTGTTAGTTAAGGGTTGGTGTGAAGTTGAAATGGAAGCCGATAACTCTGCTGCAGCCGGTCAAATTCTGGCTCTTGCTGCAGATGGAGAATTTGCTCTCAAGTCAAATAGCACTGGCTACCCAACACCAGCTATCGGAAAGACTATGGAGGCTATTGCCTCTGGAGCTTCTGGTACAGCGTTTATTAGTATCTACTAATACTTTGGGGGGCCTTCGGGCCTCCCTTCGTTACATATTTAAGTATTGAGGTTGAACAATGGGCGAAGCGGTAAAAGTGAAAAAAGATAAGAAAGAAAAACTAGCAGAAATTGAAAAGATAACGAGTATCCAAGCTCCCAAGCCAGCGGCTACCAAGTCGGGCCTTGAATTGCTGCAGTATCCTCGAGAATATCAGCCGTATATCGATAGGGCTCCGGTTACTCATGAGCAAATGTATTCGCAGTCGACTCGAAACGACAAAACGACTGTTAACGCATGGAAAAATGATTGGATTCATAACTATAAAATGAACCGGGCTAAGTTTGGAGATTTTGCCAATAACTCAGTGGGCAAGTTATTCCAAAAGCATTTGCATTTGCCGGGTATCGTAGTGGGCTCAGGGCCTCACTTGAAAAGAAATGCTCACTTATTAAAAGAAGTGCGAGGTATGCCAATTATTTCGTGCCTCCACAATTTCCACTATCTCGAGGATTTGGGCGTTAACGTCGATTACTACGTTAGCCTCGATGCAGGGCCTCTGACTATCGAGGAGGTTTCTGAAGGTGGAGATCCGAACAAAGATTATTGGGATTTGACGAAAGATAAGACTTTAATCGCCTATGCTTGTTCACATCCCGAGTTGTTGGAAAAGTGGAAGGGTAAGATTTATTTCTATAATTGCGGAATACCCGATCAGGAGGTTATGGACGCTCTAAACGAGATAGAGGTGTTCAATACTCATATTTCGACGGGTGGTAACGTGCTTGGGGCTGGCGTTTACTTTGCTAAAGCCTTTCTAGGTTGCGCTACGATTGTATTTCTCGGGGCTTCGTTTTCATTTAGCACCGACGAGAAATTCCACGCGTGGGATTCCAAATATGATGTTAAAATGGGGCATGTAATAAAGCTCCCTGATATCTACGGCTACAAGGCAAAGACTTGGCAAAGTTACGCTAATTTCGGAAATTGGTTTAACTTCGTTGCGGAGAAAGTGCCGGGTAGATGGATCAATTGCACAGAGGGCGGCATATTGGGCGCGTATCTCGAGGGCAATATTAGAGCGATTGAGCAAATGGATTTCAAAGACTTTTTATCTCAGTCAATGATGAGTGAGCATATCAGAAAGCAGGCGGAGGATCCGAAAACCTCCGAGCTGAAAATACTATTTTAGGAGGCTATCATGGCTTGGACAGTAACTAAGACACCAACAGTGTTTGGCAACAAAGCGGTTGCTTTGCTTGAGATCACAGCCGACGCAGCTACGCAGACGGTTGATACTGGATTAAAGCAAATTGACCATATTTCAGTTGGTAAGGATTCAATGGCTAGCAATGGTCATACTATCGCCGTTAACTCAGGTGCGGGCGGTACGGCTACTGCAGGATCGCTTGGTTTCTCAGGGTTTGCATCGGGCGACCATTTCTACGTAACGGTGTACGGTACACGATAGGGGGCTATTATGACTCAGTATGGATATGCTGGCACTATAGCAACAATGGCAATAGATAGCGGAGCCACATTATCTAGCGAGATTGATCTAGGTAAGCCGTGGGCCTTGTTATCTCTTAGAATCCCTACAATGACATCGGGAACGGATATTTATATTCAGGGCGCAGGTACTAGCGGTGGAAATTTCGACCGCATTTATACTGCAGCGGGTGACAGTGTGGGAGATTCGACACCGGAGGCTTGGTTTGTTGATAGCGCGACTTGTCAGGCTATCGTACCCTTTGCGAAGCCACCAACACGTTATATCAAAATAGAATTATCAACAGCTATGACGGGAACGTCGGCTATTTTTGAAGTTATTTGTTCAGATTAGGAGAATTTATGGCACTGGTTAAAGTTTGGAATGACAACATTTATCCCCATGTTGAAAAATTCAAAGGTAAGGAAATCCATATTCCTTCTAAAGAGTTTATCGAGATGGACTACGACGACGCCAAGCAATTTCAGGGGCAATTTAAGCCTCCTCTGATTAATGGCCAGGGCCATGACCCGCGCGGGTTTAAAATGATTCGTGTCGAAAATCCTCCAACGTCTAAAGCGAACCCTCTCGTTAACCATGCCAACGGCGCGACATTCTCAAGCGAGGAGGAACTAAAAGCTTCCCTCAAAGAATACGCGCATATGGCAGTGAGAGAGGAAAAAGAAGCCGAGAACGCACTAAGAAAAGCCAACGAGGAGCATAGCGCAATGATGGGTGAGGTTAAGATCCTCATGGATGAGATGCGGGCCGAGATTGGCGCGGTAAGGAAAGAAAACGAGGAGCTTCGTGGTGCGATGGGCTCGGCTCCGTTTAACTTGTCTGACAAAGAAGTGCGGACACTTATAGCTAACAAAAAAGGCGGGGGCAAAGATGCCAACGGGACAAGCGGCGCTAAAAGGTAGGTATAAGATTACAGTCTACGGGCCGGACGGTGGGACGAAAGAAGCTCGCCCATGGTCCGATAATGTGGTTTGTACCAACGGAAAAGAGTTTCTAGCTAGTTTGCTTGCTAGTGCAGCGACAAGTGCCACCAATACGGCTCGATACCTCGCAGTAGGTACGGGAACGGGCGCGGAGTCGGCAAGCGATACGGCATTAGGTACGGAAGTGGCTCGGCATACTGGGACAGTCAGTTATGTGTCGAACCAGATTTATCAAGTAACGGCTACATTTTCGACGGGTACTGCAGCGGGCGCAATAGTCGAATATGGACTTTTAAGCTCAAATAGTGCGGGAACTTTGATTAGTAGGGATGTTGAAAGTGTAATTAATGTGGGGGCCTCTGATACGTTGGAGGTTGTTTATCAGCTAACGGTGAGTTGATGGCTAATTTTCAGATCACAATTAGCAACGATACTACACTATTTGGTGGTGGTGGCTCGTCTCTTTGGAACGCCCACAATTGGGGTGAATTCCTTTGGGGCGAGGGCACTATCGACATGATAACGAACGTGAGCAAGTTAATTGCTAACTCTCAGGCTTCTGATTCAGGATTATTGACTAAGCAGGTTTCGAAGTTAACAGGCTCCTCGGTGACTACCCTGTCAGGCCCATCGAGTGAGAGGCTAATGGATTCTAACGGGTGGTATCACACGTTCATATCCAATACCGACGAAGGCGAGGAAAGAGACTTCGCTGAGTGGTCTAACATAACTAATGACGGGGATACTTGGGTGGAGGTTACCGTCAACACAACTTGGAGCTAAGTTATGACCCCACAAGAGATCATCGACGCCGCAAGGCGAGGCTATAACGCTAATAGTAGCGACCCATTTTTCTCAGATCAACAAATGCTAGAGTGGATTTATCAAGCGACAATGGAGCTTGCTAAAGAGGGCTTTATCATCGAGAAAGTGTTTACCACCACGACCGTGGCAGGGACACAAGGTTACGCTTACCCTACAAATATGTTTGCAATTAAGCGGATAACTTACGACGGCGAGCCCCTCAAGCATTTATCACAAAGAGAAGACGACCTACTCACTGGCGGCGACCAAGACATTACAACACAAGGGACGCCAGAGGGATTTGTTGATTTCAACCAAACTATTGACCTCCGACCTTACCCGGACGATGCAAAAACTTTGAAAGTTTGGGGCTACGTGCATCCATCGGGAGTACCCACAACAACGAGTACGCTAGATATACCCGATGAGTGGCATATTCACCTTTGTAATTACATTTGGCGGGAGATGTCAGCCAAAAACAAAAACTATGAAGGTGCGAGATACTACGGGGCGCAGTGGGAAAAGACAGTAGAGCAAGCGAGGAGATTCCAGAAACGTAAACAGCGCGGCATGGAATTTAGAGTAGTACAGAATAGCGACATTTTACCCTCGGCAGTATTGAGGGGGATTTAATGGGTGTTTGGGATGTAGTTTATCCAAATAGAGGGCGGCAATTATTTGACGGTGGGTTAAACTCAAAGTTTGAGAGATCCATCATTGACGATAACGAAAGCCCCGACTGCTTGAATGTAGTATTCGAGGACGGCGCAGTAGGTACTCGCGGCGGCTCTAGCCAGCTCAATACGACGGCGGTGGGCTCGTTTGCGGTCGATGGGATTTACACGAGACGGACTAGCACCAATGCCGAGACGATGATAGTTGCGGCGGGCGGTTTGTTTTATACCCTTGATGGTGCATCCACATTTGCGACCATACCTAGTGGGCAATCTGTATTTACGGCGGGTATTCGTGTTGCGGCGGCTCAGTATGAAGATCATATCTTTTTTGGAAATGGTGATACGACTCCGTACAAATATAACGGAACGGATTTCACTAGGCATGGAGTGCCTGCAGCCACAGGCGCGGTTAGTGTGGTGACCGATGCAAGCGCCGGCAGTATAGACGCGGGTGATTATCAGTGGAAAGTCACCTACGTTAACTCGCAGTCAGTTGAGGGCGATGTGGGATCGGCTACGGCTACCCTCACACTAGGGGCTAATACTGCAGCGGATTTATCAGACCTCCCAACGGCTCCACAGTCTCACGGGGTAAACCAAAGAAAGCTCTACAGGTCAAAAGACGGTGGAAGCTTTGAGCTAGTCGCTACGATTGCAGACAATACGACTTCCACATATGAGGATGGTATAAATCAAAGTGACGCTACCTCGACGGCTCCCACAGATAACGGCGAGCCACCCAATTATGATGTGATTGCCTATCATCAAAATAGGATTTGGTGCAATGACGCGAATAATCCGAATTATGTTTGGTATTCGGACCTAAACGAGCCTTATACGTTTCAATCTACCTCATTTTTTAGGGTAGGGGATGCAAGCGCGGATTTGGTAACTGGGCTCTACGTCCACCAAAATAACGTCTATGTATTCTGCGAGAATTCGGTGTGGGTTATCTATATGCCTACCACTACCGCAAGTGATTGGAGGCTTATTCGAGTCACAAGTGGTTTTGGTAGCAAAAGCCCCTATGGATCATTTCTTTTCAATGACAAACTCATGTTTGCCGCTATGCAAAACACTCAATTTGCAGGTTATGCAGCTATCATGGGCTCGAGCATTGACCCTGCAGCTACTGTTATGGACACTATGGCAATCGGTAGCGAGTTGAGGAGTGAACCAGTTGAGCCAACGGCATTACTAGCGCAGCGGGCTTATCTTGGTAACATTTCCTCCATAGTCCACAAGAATAAGGGCTATATCGCCTATACTTCAGGCTCGGGCAATACAGAAAACAACAGGATATTGGTGTTTGATTTTAGCTTAGGCCGACTGTCAAAGAACCAAAGAGAATCTTGGTCACTTTATGACGGTTTAAACATTTCACAGATGACCGAGTACAACGGCAAGTTATACGGTGGCTCCTCCCTAGCCGATGGGTTTGTATACGAGCTTGAAACTAGCTCCTACTCAGACGGCGCGGGCTCTACTGCGATAAACTCTTATTTCTGGACAAAAGAATTTGCAGGACTGCCCGGACATGAGAACTTAATAAAAGACTTTCGCAAAGTTCGTGTGCTTGTCGACAAGCCAGCCGATTACAAAATGAGCGTAGCGGTGAGGGTTGACTCGGAGGCTGGTAGTGCTGGCCTAGCCTACGATGTGGACTTAAATCCGGGCGGCTCCATTTGGAATGCTTTCATATGGGGCCAAGGTAATTGGGGCGGAGGCCGAGAACAAGACGAATACGAGATTCCACTAGGAGGGATTTCGGGGCGTCGGATTCAGTTTAAATTTACGAACAAAGACACGAATAACCAGCGGTTTAAAGTGCATGGGCTAAACTTTATTTATAACATCCGAGGGACTACCTAATGGCTATAGAAGACGAGGGCGTGACAGAATTTGATATAGCCCGAAAGCGATTAAGAAAATCTGCAGGCCGAGAGGCTGAACAACGTAAGCAAAGTTTGCAGCGGCGAGCGGCG